ATTCAACGTCAGCAGACACGCTTGGCTACCTAAACGCGCCGATCAATGAGCAGTCTGCCGCTTATACGGCGGTTGCTGCTGATGCCGGGAAGGTTATCTTCCACCCATCAACAGACGCTAACGCAAGGACGTTTACGATCCCTGCTAATAGTTCGGTGGCTTATGCGACGGGTACGGTGTTGACCTTCATTAACATGACTTCGCAGGTTGTCACGATTGCAATCACGAGCGATACGCTTTACCAAGCAGGGACGGGATCTACGGGGTCACGGAGTCTTGCTCAGTATGGTATTGCCACGGCGGTCAAGATGACTTCCACGACTTGGCTGATTTCCGGCAACGGTTTGACCTAAAGGAAGCGCCATGACTGGCATTCTTAATTTGATTATTGGATCGCTGGGACAGCGGTATACCATCATCCAAACCTTCACAGCTACACAGACTTGGACTTGCCCTACGGGGGTGACTGAGGTTGAGTATTTGATTGTAGGTGGCGGCGGTGGTGGTGGTGGGAGTCAAAGCGCTGTTGTTGCTTCTGGTGGTGGAGGAGCCGGAGGATTTAGGACTGGTACAGGGTTGGCGGTTACAGCCGGTTCTAATTACACCATTACGGTTGGGTCTGGGGGTGCTGTTACGTCTGGCACTGGTTCAACAAGTAGCAATGGTGGAAGTTCCTCTATTGCTGGCCCGTCTCCGTTTAGCACGATAACTTCCGCCGGAGGAGGAAAGGGCGGGGAATGGAATACGCCAACTGGTAATGCTGGCTATGCTGGAGGTTCTGGTGGGGGTGGTGGATATTGTGATGTATCAGGAACTTCATCGGGCGGCGCTGGTAATACGCCATCTACATCGCCAAGCCAGGGCAACAATGGTGGGACTGGTGGAACTGGTGCCTCCGGCGGCGGTGGTGGTGCAGGCGCTGTAGGGGGTAATGCTTCAAGCGGAACCGGCGGAGCAGGCGGTAATGGAACGGCCACAACCATTTCGGGTTCTTCAGTAACTTATGCTGGAGGGGGCGGCGGTGGTTCAGAATCATCTCCTGGAGGAACTGCTGGCTCTGGAGGCGGTGGTGTTGGTGCTACAAGAAGTCCTTATATCGCAGCCGGAAGTGGCAGCACAAATACTGGCGGTGGTGGTGGAGGCGGTGAAAATGTAAATCGTTCCCCAGGCGCAGGCGGCTCCGGCATTGTCATCCTGAAATACCAAGCACCATCACAAACCGTATTCACCTTCAAAGGGTCTGGAGCCTGGGTTTGCCCGACTGGCGTTACTTCTGTTGATTACCTTGTTGTTGCAGGTGGTGGGGGTGGTGGCGGTTATTACGGCGGTGGTGGAGGGGCTGGTGGGTATAGAACTGGAACCGGATTATCTGTTACTGCTGGCACTAGTTACACAATTACTGTTGGTGGCGGTGGTACCGCAGGCAGTGGAAGCGCAGATAATTCAACTTCTGGTTCTAATTCTGTCTTTAGCACCATAACTTCAGCCGGTGGTGGGCGTGGGCCAGGGTTTGGAAGCGCCACAGGCAATGGAATCTCAGGGGGTTCTGGCTCTGGCGGCAGGGGAATTGGAGGCCCTACTACTGGCGGTGCTGGTAATACACCATCAACAAGCCCGTCCCAAGGAAATAATGGCGGTAATGGAAGTGCATCAGATGGGTCATCTGGTGGTGGTGGCGGTGCATCAGCTAATGGAAGCGCCGGAACTAACGGAACTACCGCAACAGGTGGCGCAGGCGGGGCGGGCCAAACAGGGCCGTCTTTTGCGTCTAGCTTTGGTGTGAGCGGTGTGTTTGCTGGCGGTGGCGGCGGAGGTTCAGGATTTGCTGGTGGCTCTGGCGGTGCAGGCGGCTCTGGTGGAGGTGGAGCCGGTTCTTATAACTCTACAGCTACATCCGGAACTTCTAACACTGGCGGCGGAGGTGGTGGGTCTGGTGCAATCAACATAAGCGGCGGCGCTGGCGGCTCCGGTATCGTCATCATCAAGATCAATCAATAAGAGGTCACATGAGCGATAAGAAAATAATGAGGTTTTACGGCATTGATACGGCGATGCACATGCTTCGTCCCAATGCTAAGTGGGAGATAACCAATAACGTCATTACACGTTGGGATGATCCTCGCCCTAAGCCCAGCATGGAAGAGATTTACTGGGTGATGGAAAAGATCAAGGAGTTTGAAGAGTCCATCCCCACGATCTGGCTTGATGAAGATTGGGAGAAGATCACTGGCGAAAGAAGGATGATTGAAGAGGCTATCGGTGAACCTGCATAACTTATTTCCCACTGCTGTAGGTTTTGCCGACCTTGGCCGTGAACTCACGGACGAGGAGATGTTCTTCATCCGCAGTCTTGAGACTCGGCCTAACATGGGCAACACAACAAGCACGGATAACTTCGTGCTTCGCAATCCGGCCATGACAAGCCTGCGATCATTCATTGAAGACAGCGTGGCTGAATACTTCAAAGCCACGGTTAATCCCAAGCACAACGTATCCTTACGCATCACACAAAGCTGGTGCAATTACTCTGAGCAGGGTCAGTATCACCACAAACATGCCCACCCCAATAGCTACATCTCAGGCGTGTTTTACTTGCAGACCAATCCTGATGACAGGATTTACTTCTACAAAGACGGCTGGCAGCAGATCAAGTTTCCCACCGACAACTGGAATGCGTACAACTCAGAGTCTTGGTGGTTTGAGGCATTCACTGGCCGGTTGATTCTTTTTCCCTCATCCTTGACGCACATGGTTCCTACGGTTCAGGGTGAGCAGACACGCATTTCATTGAGTTTTAATACCTTCCCTGTGGGTACAGTCGGGGAAGAGATGGATTTAACTGGTTTGAAGCTGGAGGCATAGCCATGGCACATTTTTGCCGCATTGATGAAAACGGAATCGTCCAACAAGTCATCGTTGTTGATAACAAGGACACAGCAGACGCAAGCGGTGTTGAGAAGGAATACATCGGCGCAGCCTTCTGCGAACGACTGCTTGGCGGCACTTGGAAGCAGACTTCGTATAACGGCAACTTCCGCAAGAATTACGCTGGCCTGGGTTATACCTACGATCCCGTTCGTGACGCGTTTATCCCGCCACAACCAACACCAGACGCTGTACTTGATGAAGCAACTTGTCAGTGGATAGTGCCTACTGATTCGCTTGGAGCCGATTCCGTATGAATATCAAGTTAGAGCTTTCCCTTGAGGAAGTAAATCAGATCCTGACCACGCTAGGGCAGTTGCCCTACGCACAGGTGGCTAATCTGATTGAAAAGATCAAAGCCCAGGGGACGCCACAGGTTCCTGATAGCAGTGAGTCTTAAAGGTGGAAGACAAGGCCCACGAACTGGCGGTCCTTAAAGCCCAGGCCAGAATTAGGCTTGATGAGCTTAAAGCACAAGACTCGGCCAAAGAAGTAGCAGGTAAAGCCATTGGCGAAGATGGCCTGCTCTATATCTTCCTGATCGTACTCGTGGGCGTTGGTGCATCGGTATTCCTTGAAGGTGAAAAGATTGCTGCTGTGATGGGCTTGCTTGGCGCTTCACTTACTGCACTTATCCAGATGCTGAACGGCATTGCGGGAACTGCTGCCAAGCAAGAAAAGCCAGAGTTTGAAGTCATCAAAGACTTGATCCACCGTCTTGATAAGCTGGACCGAGCCGAGCAGCCCATGCAAGTTGATGTTGAAGGCTCCAAGGTTACGGTTAAAAAAGGCCAAGACGTTGTAACAGCTAAGGGGTAATCATGCTCTCATTACTATCAACGCTCGGGGGCTTGCTTATCTCCGGCCTACCCAAGCTGCTTGATTACTTCCAAAACAAAGCTGACCAGGCTCATGAGCTTGAGCTTGCGAGGATGCAGTCAGAGCGTGAACTTGCGCTAGCCAAAGAAGGCTACCTTGCTCAACAGCGCGTGGAAGAAATACGAACCGATCAGATCGCCATGCAGACTGATGCTCAAATGACAGTTGCTGCGCTGGATCACGACAAGCAGATTATTGAGAAGTCCAGCAAGTGGGTGGTGAACTACATCGGAACAGTACGTCCCAACGTCACATACCTGCTGATCCTTGAGTTGATTGCCATCAACGCAGTGCTTGCCCATTACGTTTGGCAGCATCCTCATCTTGTACAGAACATTGATGATTTGATACGGGTCAGTGCGATCATCTTTTCTGACGATGAGATGGCGATGCTTGGCGGGATTATTGGGTTTTGGTTTGGCTCCCGAAGCTGGCAGAAGAAGTGAAAACGGGGCAGGCTGGCATTGAGTTGATGCACAGGTTTGAGGGCAAGAGTCTCAAACCTTACTTATGCCCAGCCCACATTTGGACGATTGGATACGGCCATGTTCTGTATCAAGATCAGATCAAATTACCGGCGTTGAGGAAAGATGGTTATACCGGCATCCTTCGCAAGGACTACCCGCTCGCAGCCCAAGATAATCGTACTTGGACGCAGGAGGAGATTGATCGCCTTTTTGAGGATGATCTCGTCCGTTTTGAACGCAGTGTTCTTAGAATGTCTCCTAATCTTGCTGGCCGTCAGTCAAGCTTCGACGCTGTGGTCAGTTTTGCGTTCAACGCTGGACCTGGGCGTTATCAGAGTTCTACGATAAGAATGAAGAACAACCGCGCCGACTATGAAGGCGCAGCGGAAGCGTTTATGATGTGGACTATGGGCGGTGGCAAGGTGTTACCGGGATTAGTACGCCGTCGCAAAGCTGAACGTGCTTTGTATCTTGCGGGGTAGAATTAAATGAGTCCTTTGCGTTTGTCCCAGTACGCTTTCTTAGCCGCCGCTAGCTTTGCTCGGTACTCAGGCGTATCAAAAGCAGCGCGTTTAGCGGCATACTCAGGAGATGCCATCGTAGCTTTTAAGCGTTCTTTACGCTGGGCTAGGGCCACTGGATCTGACATTTTTTCTCTGCGTTTATCTTGCGCTGCTCGGATTCCCGCAATACGTTTTGCATCAAACTCTGGATCTTTGCCATTACGTTCAGCCCATGTTTTCATACCTGGGTTAGCCAGTAAGTTTTCACGCAAAACTTTCTTGGTGGATTCGGGCAAGTTTCTAGTCAATCCAATAGTGGATTGTTTTATTTTTAAACGATGGTCTTCGTTCTTCCACAAATCAGAAAGTAATATTTTTGTTTCATCAGAAGTCTTATGAAACTCGCCACCAGAAGAAATATTAGTGAGGGTTCCACCGTCACGGATGCGCTTAAATTTAGCTATGAACATTTGCTCCATAGACTTAGCAGCATCCTCTGTGGCTGCATTATGTATCTCAACAATAACAGCATCCGCTCCAAGTTCAGCAAGTTTTTGCAAGCATGCTTTATTCCGATGGCGTTTTGCTTTGGGACTTGTTCGGCCAAGGGTGCTACCCATACCGACGTAAAAAGGAATGCCGCTAGGGTCTTTCCAAATATAAACGTACATGGTGTTCTCCGTGTTAAAGTAGGAGAATTATAGCATGCCCATAACAAAAGTAATAGTAAAAAGCGGCGTAAACAAAGAGAATACGAGATATACCAACGAGCAAGGCTGGTATGTCTCTGAGAAGGTTCGTTTCCGCCAAGGTACGCCTGAGAAGATTGGCGGTTGGGTACGCATATCGCAGGCCATATTCCTTGGTATCTGTCGATCACTTTGGAACTGGGTAACGCTAAGTAACTCTAACCTGCTTGGCGTAGGAACCAATCTAAAGTATTACATTGAGCAGGGCGGTGCGTATTACGACATCACGCCTATACGCAAGACGGCATCGGTCACCTTTGCAGCGGTAACGGCATCTCCGTTTTCATCAACCATTACAGTAACTTGCGCGAACCATGGCGCAATCCTTGGTGATTTTGTTACCTTCTCAGGGGCTGTGTCTCTGGGTGGAAACATCACGGCACCGGTACTGAATCAGCAGTATCAAATTACCTCTGTACCAACAGCTAATACGTTTACCTTTACGGCGACGGATCCATCGACTGGGGCTACGGTTACATCCAATGCCTCAGATGTTGGTAACGGTGGCGGCTCTTCGCTTGGCGCATTCCAAGTCAACACAGGTCCGGGCGTTGCTCAGGTTCCGTTGGTTGGATGGGGTGCAGGCGCATGGGGTTCTGGATCATGGGGCGTAACGCCACAAGTCACAGACCCGTTACGCATTTGGAATGCAAACAACTGGGGCGAGGATCTGGTATACGGACCACGGGCTGCTGGTCTTTACTACTGGGATGCAACGGGCGGTCTGACTTCTAGAGGTGTTGCCCTAAATAGTCTTGGTGGAACGGTAACGCTAACGATTGCTGGCCCATGTGTCGTGACGTTTGGCGTTGTCCTTTCAGAAGGTACGGCAGTATCGTTTTCAACCACAGGCGCATTACCTACTGGCCTCACGGCTGGTACGACGTATTACTTGCGTAACGTATCAGGCTTGACAGCCAATCTTTCTGCAACGCCAGCCGGCGCTTTGATTACAACATCAGGGTCACAATCAGGTACGCAATCCATGGTTTTGGAGGATGTGCCTAAGTATCAGTACTCGCTGTTGGTATCAGATGCGCTGAGATATCTCATGGTCTTTGGCTGTAATGACATCGACTCATCGGTTGTAGACCCCATGCTCATTCGTTGGTGCGATCAAGAGTCTTTAGTAAATTGGAGGCCTTCTGCAACCAATACGGCTGGGTCTATCAGGCTGTCTCATGGTTCTCAAATCATCACGGTGCAGCAACAGCGCCAAGAGATCCTTGTTTGGACAGACTCAGCTTTGTTCTCCATTCAGTACCTCGGATCGCCACTGGTATGGGGTTCGCAAATACTGGCGGACAACACATCCATTATTGGACCGAATTCGGCAGCAGTGGCATCTGGCGTTACGTATTGGATGGGTATTGATAAGTTTTATGTCTATAACGGACGGGTTCAAACGCTAAACTGTGATCTGCGTCGATACGTGTTTAATGACATAAACAGATTCCAAAACTTCCAGGTTTTTGCAGGAACGAACGAGGGATTCAATGAGGTCTGGTGGTTCTATTGTTCAGCAAACTCAACCACTGTAAACAGGTACGTTGTTTATAACTACCTTGAAAACATCTGGTATTACGGCTCGATGGCAAGGACGGCGTGGAGCGACTCTGGCATCCGTCAGTACCCGCAGGCCGCAACATATAGCTACAACATTGTTGACCATGAGCGTGGTGTAGACGACAACGAGAGTGGTACAGCTACTGCTATTAATGCTTATATAGAGTCAGCAGAGTTTGATATCCAAGATGGGCATAGCATGGGTTATGTCTACAGGATCTTGCCTGACATTACCTTTGAAGGATCAGAGGCGACATCACCGGCGGTTACGATGACGCTGATACCGATGATGAACTCTGGTTCTGGTTACAACAACCCGCAGTCAAATAGTGGGTCATCATCTGCGCCGGTTATTCGTACATCAACAACGCAAATTGAACAATTCACTGGGCAGGTTTATGTCAGGGTCCGTGGGCGGCAGATGATCTTCAAAGTGGAGTCAAATCAATTAGGTTGTACGTGGCAATTAGGCGCGCCTCGAATAGATATTAGACAGGATGGAAGAGCCACGGGGCGTGGCGCATGAGCTTAATTGTCACAACAGAATATGAACTTACAAGGATTGCAGCGCCAAGCCTACCGTTAGCGCCGAACGAATACTCTGCGTTTTACCAAGACCAGTACAGCAATGTCTTGCGTCTGTATTTCAACCGTCTTGACAATTTTCTGGCAAATCTTATGGCAACTACTTCAACGATCCCGGTTACGCTGCCGGGTACTTACTTCGATGCCTTTGGCCGCCAGCGTGTAAGTCAGCCATATACATTATTTGATAGCCAAAACAGATACGCTGCTGATAATCAATTTGATGTTGCCACGACGGGTACCGGGACGACATCGTTCCTAACCAACGAAGCAGCCGTAAATATGGAAGTCACTGGCGCTGGTGTTGGCTCAGTCATTCGTCAGTCGTATCGTTCATTTCCATATCAGCCTGGTAAAGGATTATTGGTACTTGCAACCTTTGTTATGGATAGCAGCACCAGCTCTAATCTCACGCAACAGGTTGGTTACTACAACGATCAGAATGGTGTGTTCTTCAAGCGTAATGGATCAACCAATTCATTTGTCCTGCGGTCTTATGTGACAGGTACGGTATCGAATGCCAGGACGGTAAACCAAGCGGATTGGAATGGTGACAAGCTAGACGGCAATGGGGCGTCAGGTCTAACGTTAGATACGAGCAAAGCACAGATTCTTTGGATGGATTTTGAATGGCTTGGCGTTGGGTCGGTTCGTTGTGGATTCATCATTAATGGGCAGTACATTGTTTGCCATACGTTTAACAATGCAAATGACATATCTAACGTCTACATGACTACGGCAATACTGCCTATCAGGTATGAAATTAGTACGGCAACCTCTGCGGTGGCTGCAAGCATGAAGTCTATTTGCTGCTCGGTTATTTCCGAGGGCGGATTTGAGCAAACATCCATTGATCATGTGGCGCGACGAGAGACAGCATTTACTAATATTGATACGGCGGCTACGTTCTATCCCATCATATCCATACGCATGGCATCAGGCAGGACGGGAGCGGTAATTCTGCCCAACAGGGTTCAGTTTCTACCTCTGACCAGCCAGAACTATGAAGTTGCGCTACTTAAGAACCCGACGTTGACTGGGGCCACTTGGGCTGCAACGGTACCATCAGACTCTAATGTCGAGTATGACGTGGCGGCAACGGCGATATCTTCGGTTGGTACGATCTGTCAAACGGATTACATATCGTCCACTGGTAGTGCTGGCAATACCTCGACCACCTCGGCTGTTACTTACAACTGGGACTTACAATTAGGGGCTACGGTATCTGGTACAAGCGATATCTATACGCTTGGCGTAAGAACTGTATCTGGGGCAACAAAGGGCGATGGTGTTGGATCCATTTCCTTCTATGACTTAACCCAATAAAATGGGCTCTTGTGCGGAGTAAATTATGAGCGACGC